GTATTCAGTTAAGAAAGGTAGCACCACATACATCTATGCTGGGGCGCACCAAGGTAAGTCGCAGTTTGGATTTGAACTGATGATGAACCTATCGGAGTACAGTGGTTGGAAGTGGGCAGTGTACACTCCCGAGACAGGCTCACCTACAGAGGTGTTCGCTGAACTGCTTTGGGTATACCTGCGTAAGCCTTTCCTAATTAATGACCACCTCACTGCAACAGATGAGGAAACAGAGAAAGCTATATCCTTTATCAATGACCATTTCTACATTATTGACAGCGGTCTGCAAGACCTCAGCATTGAAGGATTCTACACAGCAGTAGAGACTATTGAAGAAGACAACTTCATTACCATTGATGGATGTATGGTTGACCCCTTTACTGAGATTAGAACGGATGTGTCCAGCGGTGTTCGTGATGACATTGCTATTGGGCAGGTACTCACCAAGGTCCGTAAGCACTCAGCAGAGAAAGACTACCACACCATTGTAACAGTACACACTAAACACCAACAAGCGAAGTACAAGAACGGAGTACCCTATGTTGACAAGCCTACGATGAACGATATCGCAGGAGGTATGCAATGGTCCCGTAAAGGTATGATGGTTGTTAATGTATGGCGTTGCCCCTACGGATTAGAGGATGGTAATGGTGTACCCTACGAGCCTAACCAAGTAGAGATTACAATCGTTAAGGCTAAACCAAAGATTGTAGGTAAGCTTGGGACCGTTACTTTATATTATGACAAAATGAAAAACAGATACTATGAACTCAACAGCAGAGGAGAAAAGCAGTACGCCTATCCACAGTCTAATTCTTGATAGAAGAAAAGCATTCGCTGAACTGATTAGAGCATATCTTAGGTTTAATGTAACCTCCGCCAAAAAGGTGGAGGTTATGCCTAATGGTAGCTTATCAATCAACGATACTATATTCAAGGTTGATATCTCCGACTACACAGGAATTGAGGGTGGCTTTGGATATATATTCTTTAACCCATCAAGCGGTAGGTTAGTGATTGAGAAAGACAATGTTAGAAAAATATATAAGGTTGAGGTAGACCTATTAGATTAGTTAGTATATTAGTACTATGGATACAAAAGATTTAATACTTGAAGAATCAGAAGCAGTTACTAAACTGCTGATTCTAAAGAACAAAGCCTATGGTGATTCAGCACTAAACCCTGCAGGTATATTTGCAGGTGGTGATGCCGTTGATAACCTATGCTGTCGCATTGATGATAAGCTTATGCGAATCAAGATGCGTGGTATCACAGATGAAACTGAAGATACTGTACAAGATTTAATTGGTTACTTGATACTACTGAAGGTTGCCCTAAGACAAAAGAAATGAGTAGGAACACATTCGTAAAAGCAAGTATCTCTGGAGACTATGGTCAAGATATCGTAATGAAGTACCTTAAAGGAAAGGGTTACGAGGTTGAGGAGGCTCCGAAGAAACTCTTCTACGATTGGGATGTTAAGGCTACAAAGGGTAATAGAGTTGTTACCATTGAAGTGAAGTACGATAGCAAGGCTTATATGTGGGCTGCTCGTAGAGGTACTCCCGAACACCCTAATCTATACATTGAGTTTAGAAGTACAACAAGGGATTGTGATTCGGGTATCTTAAAGTCTAAGGCTGACTTCTATTTCTACATCTTAAAGACGGGTAAGAAGGATATTGCCTTTGTGTTTGATAGGGTACAATTGTTGCAACACCTACAGATGGCTAACTACAGAGTAGTTGGTAACAGTGCTACAGGTGATGACAATGCTGAAGGATGGATACCTCCACTACACGAACTTCTTGTATCTCGCTATGGGTACAAGGCAACCATAGACCTAACAGAGTATGCTTGAGATAGAACTTGACCTCCCTAAACCACCAAGCTTAAATCAGTACTATGCTGGTAAGCATTGGGCAATACGTAAAAAACAAAAAGATGAATATTCTAAATTCTGTAAAGAAGAACTTGAAAAGTTTGATGCGTTTACCTGCGAAACTTATGAGGTTCATATTAGGTACAATTCTCGTCACGATGTTGACAATGTTATTCTTGTTTCAAAATTTCTCTCTGATACTCTCGTTGCTATGGGTATCGTTAAAGACGATGGCAACAAATATTACAAAAGGCTTAACATCAAGATTGACAAAGACCTACCAAAAGATTCTTTCAAAGTAAAATTAAAGTGTTATGATTAATCAACGAAACTATCAAACGTGTAAATTAATTAAGAACAGGATAGACCTATACTTGTATGAAATGTCTCTGCTATTTGCTAACCTTGGAACCGATTCTACTGTAGAAGAACATCAAGATGCATACAGAAGAGAGAAGGAATACATTGAACTAATTGCAGAACTTGACCCCGAAAAGGCTGATAGGCTGCGCTCTTCTTATTGATATGATACTTGAAGAATACTACGAAGAATTATCCGATGACGAAGCAAATCTCATCCTTGATATATACCACGTCATTGACGCATTGGTCTACAACAATGAGCCAGTATCATTGGTACGATTGGGATATGAGTTGGACATAAAACCACAAGAGTTATCAGATTATCTGCCCACAATTGTAACTATACTAAATAAAGTAGAAGAAGAATATGCCGAGGTACGACAAGGCTATCATTGAGCAGGAAGCAATACGCTCTGCACAACAAGGTAGAATAACAGAAGAACTTGGTAAGTTTATACTACAACGCAGTATAGAGGTAGCGGGTTCTGCATTTGTTACCGATGGTAACGAGGAACTCAAGCAGGCACTAATAGATGCTGCTGTGATGAGAACCTGTGAAAAGTTCTTGTACTACTACATCAAGAACAAGTCCGCTGCGAATCTCGTTATTAGTATTATATACTCAACGATGACTAATAAGATAGTGTCACTTAACCACAGTGATGTCTATGGTCAGAACATAAAAGGTTACCTCACCTATATAGAGGATGGTGAGAGCGTTACCAAATTAAAACGCTACATTAAGGATGATTATTTAAGTGAAAAATTATGATGGAGGTTTATAACGATTGGATATTGGTTAGTTCATTAGGACTAATGTTTAGTTTTCTTTTTATATTTGAACCCTATGGTTGGGTGATGGAAAGAGTATTGCCTTTTAAGCCATTTAACTGCGTTCTGTGCCTTTCTTTTTGGTGCAGCCTACTCCTTTATAGTTACCTTGGAGTTAATCCCTTATATGCAATCTATACGGCTTTTATTGCAGAACTATCTTACAGAAAATTGGTCAATGAATAGTGTAAAGAATGTAAATTATAAAAGCGAGTGGCTCTTCCTTTATTGGGACGAGCCTATTTTTTCTAATCCAAACACTAAAGACAATGCCGATACCCGTTCCCTCCCTAAAGGAAACAAGACCTAAATTTATTGAAAGATGTATGAGTAACCCTACAATGATTAAGGAATACCCCGACACATCACAAAGATTAGGAGTGTGCTACACTTCTTGGACATCGGAAATTAAAAAAGTAAAATAATATGAACCTAAAAAAATCATCTCGCAAAATAAATAAAATTATTTTGCACTGTAGTGCCACCAGAGAAGGCCAAGACATCAGCGTAGATACTATAAGAAAATGGCACGTTGACGGCAGAGGCTGGTCCGACATCGGTTACCATTATATTGTTTCTATAGATGGACAGATAGAAGAAGGTAGACCAATAGATAGAAGCGGAGCGCATACAAAAGGGTTGAATAGCAATAGCATCGGCTGCTGTTATATCGGGGGTGTAGAGACTGACGGAAGGACTCCGAAAGACACCAGAAATGCAGAGCAATTAATAGCTATTGCTAATTTATTAGATGCTCTTATGAAAATGTATCCTGATGCTACATTACACGGACACAATGAATTTTCCAACAAAGCTTGTCCATCATTTGATGTGCAAAAAGAATATGATTTTTTAATTAATGCAAAAAATGTATAATATATGAAAAATGATTTTGATGTGAGCGACTCATTCGCTGACTTCGTAGACGAACTATCTAATGACGAGAAAAACGATAACGCTCAATGCTCCATTGATAATCCAGAGTGTGAAAACTGCGGTAGCTAACTATGGGAAATCCAATAACAAAACTATTTACAGGGGGTGCGAAGGAAGCTGTGGAAGCAGTTGCCAATGTGGTAGATAGATTTGTATCTACACCCGAAGAGAAAGAAGCTGTGCGTCAAAGCATAGAAAAAGAAATCACCAAGCGTTGGCAGGCCGATAGCCTTACCGATTCTTGGTTGAGTAAGAACGTTAGACCATTAACCCTTGCAACCGTTATGATATTTCTGGTGCTTATGACCTTCTTTGAAGGCTTTGGTATTAGTAGTATTAACGAGAGATGGATTGGGTTATGGGAGCTGGTAAGCGTAACGGTAATAGGCGGGTACTTCGCGGTAAGAAGCGTGGACAAGAGAACAAAGATAAAGTAAGTTGGTGCGAAAACGCACCTATAGAATGTACTTGTAAAGGTACTTGCAACAAGAAGGGGTAGGCGTTAGTCTATCCCTTTTTTTGTCTCTTATTCATAAAGTACCACTTTTGTGCAGTGTAACCTATAGACGCTATAAGAAGAATAATTTTCAATGCGTCTTCAATGTTTGAGAATGACACGGCCATTGTAGAGGCGTTGAATAAAAGTACTTTGATATCTGTAGTGTCCATTACGGGTTATAGCTTACTCCTCCGTCTTCGCAGGACTTATATATGATACCATCTTGAGGGTAGAATACATCACCTTGGTAGGTATCCTCTTCATCAAATAAGTCATTGTCGCAACCATCGGCAGTAGCGATTGCTTTAATTGCCGCATTGTCAAGGATATAGTTAGTGATACGCTTGTTGATATAAGATAGTTTACTATCAACAGTAGTAGATATAGTGTCAAGGATGTATTGGTCTTGCTTTTGCTCCTCCGCTTTAGTTGTTGCAGTAGCTGTGCGTAATATAGAAATAGCTGCTTTCGCAGAGTACATAGCCAAGGTATACTTTACCAGCTTAAACAAACCTTGTTCTGCTACATTTAATGTTTCAGCCAATACTTTAGCCTCAATATCTTCATAGAGACAAGTACCTAACAAGTCTTGTATTGATGTGTATTGCTCTAATTGGATTAATGCCAATAAAGCACCTCTGTCCATACGCTTCGGTAAAGGGAAGTTTTGGTACAGGTAGTTATCGTCTATAAAAATTACGTCAACCATTATTATACGTCTTCAGTGTTAGCACCTTTAATACTCTCCAAGTTGATTGGCTGCTCAACAACAGATAGATTCATTTGGTCATAACCTACAGTAGCAAAGATTCTGTTTACAGAGTCTAAAAGAATTTCTCGGTTAGGTAGCGTTTCAGTCGCTCTAAATATTTGGTAAGCCGTAACAAGTTCGTTACCTGTGCCTCCCAATTTACCACTAACCATAACACCAAATAGAGTAGGAGAAGTAACGTTGTGGGCTGTAAGTATTTTGGCATCGTTAAGTTTTGATAAAACATCTACGGTCTTATCTAAATTAGAAACGTCTAATGGCTCAAACTTCGGAGCATCTTCTTCTTTCTTTACCCAAGAGACAATAAAGTTATCTGCATCAGCTCCTGTAAAGGACTCCTTGAACTTGTTGTACTCCTCACGCTTCTGCTCTGCACTCATATTTCTACCAATGAAGGTAGCCAATACTCTTGGCGTAAAGCCGTTCTCGGCGGAGTTCTTAATGTGCTTACCAAAGCTGAAGTCAGACTCAATATAATGGAACGCAGAGATGTAGCTGGGTACACCATAGTATGGGTTACCCGAATAAGGGTTAGCTACATAAAGCAATGCTTCAGTACCACTCTTATCAAACTTGTTAAATGCCTTAATCTTACGAGGCTCATTGTGCTGTACAGAATTAGCCCCGTAGCCGAAGCTTCTCCTTACGATGTAGTGGGTTACCTCACCTTTAGTATTTGGTTCGCCTACACGCACTCCTTTA